GCTTTTTGCCCGGCGGTTTTTCGGTTAAGATCCGCGACACTAAACGAGCCGGCCGACTTAAGAGCCTTAGCCGCTTGGGCTACGGACGCTTCCAAGCCCGGCGCATCGAAAGCAAACTGAGGCCCGCCGACGCCTCCGCCGCCGATACTGTCGACCGCTTCTTTCGCTTCGGCCGCTTTGGCTTTTAGATGGTCGAGCCGTTTCGAGATTTCCTCTGGATTCAAAAACTTATCGGTGAAGCCCTCGACGTCGATGCCATCGACGACGGCGTTAATACCTTCGCCGACGCCGCGTAGGCCCGCGTTGAAAACTCGCAAGTCCGCGTCACTAAAACCGAGTTGCTTGCCCAGGACTCCGCTTAGCGATTGTAAGGCGGCCGATACTGTCGTTACTGTCGTTTGAAGTGCTCGCGGGATTTCGCTAATCATCCGGATCATTTCCTGAATCGACGATCCGAAGACCTGTAGGATTTCATCCAGCGCCGTAACGATCGCCAGCTTTACACCCTCGAAAGCAATCTCCGCGGCTAGTTTCAAATCGCCCGTTTCGAAAGCGTCTTTAATCCCGTCGAATGTCGACGTGAAAATTGCACCGAGTTTCGAAAACGTATTCGATAAAAACGTTGCGGTCTGTGAGCCGACATCCGTAAACGTTAAAAGTGCCGCAACGCCGCCCCCAATAGCAAGAGCCACTAAACCGAACGGCGAAGCGATCGAAGCGACGATAACCGGGATAGCCGAAAGTAGCGTTACCATCGACGACAAAGCCGCCGAAACGCCGATCGCGCCGAAACCGAAAATCGTTAAGGCCCCGCCGGCCGCTAGAGCCGCGGCCGCGACGCCGCCGACGGTCAAAATCAAGCCCTGATTTTCGTTAATAAATTTGGTTATTAAGCCTAAGTTTTCATTCAAGATTTTTGAGAAAATCGAAAGTGGCTGAGCTAACGGCTCCGCGATCGCCAAAGCGACACCCTCGAGCGCCGATAGCGTCCGCCGAATACTCCCGCCGATACCGGATTCGATTTCCTTAGCAGTCGCCGCCGCGACGCCGCCGCTTTTCTTGATCGTGTCTTGCAATTCCCGAATAGCGAAAGCGTTTTCGCTAATAACATTCGCTCCGGTAATCCCCAAAAGACCGAAAGCCTTATTAAACTTTTCAGCTTTATCGGCGGTCCCCAGGTCGGCCGTAGCTTGGTTAACTTCGTCCAAAACCGTAACCAAGTCGCGGGCGTTCCCGTCTATATCTTTGAACGATACGCCGAAAATGCTCTTAAGCTTATCCGCTTCGGCCCCGGTGAGCGTTAGCAGTCGCCGAAGCGACGTACCGGCGGCCGACCCTTGGATACCAACATTTCCAAGGGCCCCGAGAATCGCCAGCGTATCTTCCAGCGATACGTTAGCCGATGCCGCCACCGGCCCGGCGTACTCTAAGGCCCCGCCTAACGTCTCGATCGAGTTGAACGAGTTATTCGCGGCAGCCGTTAAAGCGTCGGCAACGCGGGCCCCTTCGTCAGCCCCTAAATTAAATTGCCGTATTGTTGCCGCGAATATTCCCGCCGTCGGCTCTAACTCCCCGCCTACCGCTTTCGTAAGATCCAAGACCGAACCCGTTAACGATTCAATCTGATCAGATTTAAAACCCGCCCGACCTAAAATCGTTTGTAAGTTAGCGACTTCCGAAGCGGTGAAAGATGTTGTCCGCCCCAATTCGCGGGCTAACTCCGTAAGCCGTTTAAACTCTTCTCCGCTGGCTTGCGTTACCGCTTTAACGATCCGCATTTGATCGTCGAAGCTACTGAAAATTTTAAGCGTCGCGCCCAGGCCGCCCGCCGCCGCTCCGCCGAAGAGCGTTAGATTTTTACCGATCTTCAAAAACGACGCGCCTACAGCTTGGAACCGCTTAGCGGCCGACTTTAAGCCCGCTTCGAAAGCCGTTTTGTTGAGGCCCAAGACGTAATCAGCTTTTCCAGCCGTTCGCTTTTTACCCATAGAGAACTAACCTCACGACTGACCGAGCAAGCAAGACATTAAAAAACAAACTGATAAACAGCAAATTTAGAACTAACTCAACTCGATCTCTCAGCTTTTCATCCGGCGATTTCATTTAATATAAATCCTTGAGCAAATCCGGATATTTCTTTTCGAACGTTTCGCCGCCGGCAGATGCAGGATTCTTACGCTTTTTGATATAGACCCGCTTACCGCGTTTCGTCTTTTCGCCGCGGCGTCGTATTTTCAACGTCGACATTCCGCCGAACGCTAACGCGGTCAAAACTTCGCCGTCTTCGCCCGGCTTCGCCGTCGGCCCTACGGTCAACAGCCTTCTATTCGCGTCATAGTTCCAGATAATCGACTTGGCGCCGATGTTTCCGCCCTTAACGTGAGTCCGCGGAGTTTCGCCGGGTCGACTCTTGGCGTTTTTGGTACGACGTACCATACGCCGGCCGATGCCGCGTATGATCGACCCCGCACGACGAAAACGGCGGTCAGCAGCTTTTAAAACTCCGTCCCGAATCCGGGCCGAATCGTCGACGAATTTCGAAAGCTTCAGGAATACCGGCGACGCCATTTTCTAACCGCCCTTCATATGACGCCGGAGCGATTCGAGATTTTCGCTGATCGACTCGAAACGATCATCGTCTTCGCCGTCATCTTCACCTAACAAAACAAACGGATTAACGCCCAAGTCTTCGCCCGTTAACGCCGTTATAATCGCGGAGCCGGTCGCCAGAATTTCAGATTCGAATTTTCTAGCTGCCATTTCCAAAAGCTCGTTAAAACCAAACGGTCGCCAGTCGAGCCCGACGAAGCCGGCCGCCGAAAAAACTAATTCCCAATAGCCGACGCCTGAATCGTCTTGCTGATTTGATCCGCCGCGGCGTCTAGTTCGCGATCGAAAAACGCGATCGCTTCGTGAAGTCCGCGGCGTAGTAACTTTGGGGTGACGTTCCCCAAACCAACAAGAAACGCCCTCGACGCTTTGTCGAGCGTTTCGCCTTCGAGCAAGCGGCAAAACTGCCGATCGTCTTCGACGTTAATGGTTTCACCCTGATACTCAACGCTTTGCCCCTTCCGCTGTGATCGCGTTAGCTCAACAACAATCCGAAGCAATAGAAAAGATTCCGTCGACAGCCGGATCAGCAGCGGTTTAACGGAGTCTTCGTCCGCAAACATATCCGGGCTAATCGCTATGTCTGGATTCTCTTCGAGCATTAAGGCGTCTGCTAAAGAGCATTTGAGCGACCACTTACGACCCGACAAATCCTTAAAATAAAAATCGTCTTCGCTAATCAATGTTTTTCCCCTTAGATTTTGACTCGATTACGTTTTAGCGGCGGGAGCGGGCGGCGTCGATTTTCGAGTAAGCCCTTTAACCTCCGCTTTTTCAATCAAATCCTCAAGCTGGCTCTCCCAAAAGAGCTTCACTTCGGGCTTTTTGGCCCGCTTAACTTCAGCTTCAAGACGCAAGATTTCCGTTGCGAAAAAAGCTTTGTCTTTATCGGGTACGAAATCGTCGCCCATACCGGCCGCTTCGCGAACGTCGCTAACGTAATAAGAGACGTATTTTTGAGGCGTGCAATTGGGCGGGATTGGAAGCCCTAACGCTTCGCCGACATAGGCGTAAATCGACACTTTTCTAAGCGGGTGCAACTTGCAAAACGACGGTAAACCCTTGAAGTAATCCGCCGCCTGTTGTTTGGTCATCTTTGGCATTGTCAATCTCACAAAAATCTGATTTAGCGGACGCCGACAAATTGCCGACGCCCAGGGAAAAACGGCCCCAATTGATTACGGAACCACAAGCGACGCTTCCGGATCTAAAACAACTTCGACGCCGGGGCTGCCGGCATCTTCGAAATATGAAGTCGCAAGCTCGATCGCCATAGTCGCCTGATCGTTAAGCGGGAAAGATGAGGAAGCGTCGAACGCTTTGAAACCTCCGCGGGCCCCGGTGTACGTCCCCGATTGCGTAATGTCGCCATCAGCCAGGAAGTATTCCCATGCACAATCATCTTGAGTCGCTTCATAAAAATGGGCGACGTTCGTTGAGCCGCGACGCCGGGTCATAGTGAACGTAATCAACGCTTCAATTTGCCCGTGATCATAGAGCTTGTACTTGCTCGACCGTTGCGGCGTTTCGATTTTGTCGGGCTTGAAGCTAAAATCTATATCTTGAGCTTCGACAATTTCGACCCAAACTGGAACCGGAACCGTCCCCGTATTGAGGTAAAGCCGATAGCCTTTACCTGATGCGGAATTGCAATATTTAGTCATTTCGGTTATCTCCGAACTGTTTCACAAACATATGAAAAAACGACAGTCCCGAAAAATATTTGAGCTTGCCGCAATAAGTTTTGGTCAAAAAGCGGAGCCGATTCGATCGGAAACGCTAATTCGCCACAAACATGATTTGGATCAGCTAAGCCGTTATCGACTTTCTGATTTTCATCTTTAGCAAGAAAGTTTTTTACTTCTTGTAAGTAGTTGATCAGGGCCCAAGTTTCGGGCCCGGTTACAACGTTTTGAGCGACGCCCACCGCAATGTCGTTAGTCTCGTTTTCGACTTCCCTATCAACGTATTCACCCTCAAGCGAAGTCGGAAATACGCGAACTTGCGTACCGTCTATGTCTTCTGGCGTTAGCTTTACGAAGGGCTCACCAACGGCCGTAAGACCCGGCAACACAATCGAAGTAAAATCTTCATTGATCCTTCGGGTTATTTCAGCCGTCAAAAGCTCTAACGATTCAGCCATTACGCCGCCCTCACTTCTTTAGAGTGGACGCGATAGACGTATCCGTAACGATCGCTTCGACGAAAAACCCGTTCGCCGTTTGGGACTGCTTTAAATTTCGCCGGCCCGTCTTCTAACGTAACTTCGATTTCGTCGCCCTCGATCGGATCGACTGGCAGGCCACCGGATAAACCCTCGAAACGATAGTCGGTAGCGTCAATCAGAAAATCTATGTAGCGGATCGTTAACGTTCCGCCCGCTTCGTAAACTTCCTCTATATCCGTTTGAGCGATTGTCGCTTTGACCGGATCAGTTTCCGACGATCGGTATTCTGCTGGCGGATCAGCAACCCGACGTACCAAAACGACTTCGAGCCCGGTAAGCCGTCTATTAGCTTTCCGAGCCGCGGAAATCGCTTTTTGTCGAGCCGTTGCCATGGTTACGCAACTACCGCCTCGTCGATGCCGATCGCGTCAGTAACGACAATCTCAACGGAGCCGTCGCCAACAGTTTGAGGAGTCGGGGCCGGCGCCCCCGTCACGTTCGTTGCCGTTCGAGACTTACGCAGCGCGTTAAGGGACTGGCGATTCATAACCGCGTGGGTCGGACCCATACCCGCCGGGAATGCCGCCAAGTCGTCGTAAATCGCGTCATCGTCGAAAGTCGAATTCAAAGCGATATTCGCCCGACGCTTCGCAGCATGAGCGGTACCGACCATAAAGCCCATCCAGGCATAGCCCGGAGTGTAATAAGCCGGGTAATTAGTACCGCCGTCGGGACCTTGCGCGTCAGCGTCCGGATCGTTAACGATTTGGACGTTCTGCGAAACCGTCTCACCAAACATAAACGGATTGGTTTCCGGCATGATCGCCGCGCACTCATCGCCCGACGAATTCAAATTTAGATAGTAAACCGACGTTCGGTTATCGGTCCCGGTGCCGCCCGCCGTTCCGTTAATCGCCCCATTGGCAATCGTGTCATAGACATCGGCCAGGCCCGCGAAGCCATCCGCGTTACCCGCAGCTTTACCCTGGGAACTGTAGTCGGTCCATCCGGCCCCCGCTTGCCCGTTCAAAAATTGCTTTTCAGCAACGAACATAGCTTCGACCAAGTGCTGAAATCCTTCGTCGGAAATTGCCTGGTCACGTCCGCCACGACTATCTGGATAAATGTCTGCTACAGCTTGATCAATCAACCAGGAAAAATCGAGAATCGTTAGATTCGCCGTTACCGACTCTTTGGTCGACTTCGTAAAGAATTTACCTTTATACTCCGTTCGAAAACCGACGTTTGGCGATCCAATACGCCGCAGCCATTTATGGACGTTGCCGTGTGAAGACGGAACGACCGGCAACAGCGAAAGACAACGGGCCCGGTTAGTAAGATTCGAAGTTTCTTGAGTCGTCAGCCCTAAGACATCGAGGAAAAAATCAGCTATTCTTAAAATTTCGTTTGGCATTCTCGCACCTGTTTAAAAATTCGTTCTGTCTTCAAGGTCCGTTTCCCCCTCGATGACAAACCGCGTCTAGTTTTTGCCGGCTTGGATTCGCTTCATCCCGGCAGCAAAACCGTTACGCGAATTCTTATCGCCGTCGTCGGCCCCGCCGCTGGAAATATCGCCAGGCTCCGCCGACTTGGCGACTTTCAACTGAGACTTGAGCGATTTGATTTCGGCTTCGTAAGTTTGCTTCTGATGCGAAACGAAATCTTCTAAGGCTTCGGCATAAGTCTTACCTTGACGAACATATTCAAACGCTTTCGCGTCGCCAAATACTTTCGAAAACCGCTCTAACTGAGCGTTAATCGAAGCTTTAGCCGCGGCGTCATCGCTCGGGGAATCTTCAGCCGTTTCTTCGGGCGTATCTTCGGCCGCGGCGTAATCGCTCGGAGAATCTTCAGCCGTTTCTTCGGGCGTATCTTCGGCCGCGGTATCGTCGGGCGAAGTTTCATCTTTTGCGGAAGTTTTGTTTACGTCGTTTTCCGCTTTGCTCTTGTCAAGCTTCGACGTCTTCAAAAGACTGGTTTTCATATTTGACCCTTCCGAATCAGTACCGGAGACTAAAGCGTTAACGACTTCGTCGAACGTTCGAACGCCGTCGATTAACCCAAGATTGGCAGCGTCGGCCGCCGTGTAAACTTTTCCGTTAGCAACTGCGGCTAACTCTTCGTCGCGGAATTCTCGACCCGTTTTGACAGCGGCCAAAAATAATTCGTTTGTTTGGTTAATTAGCTCTTGGAAGTAAGCTATTTGCTCTTCGGTAACTTCCGTCCCCATCGAGCCGGCGGCTTTCATTTCGCCCGCCTTAATAACGTGAACCGTCACCCCCGCTTTTTCGAATAGCTTTGAGTAGTCGTCGAGAATCAAAAACGTACCAATAGACCCGACTAACGCCGGCTCGTTCGCGTACGCTTCGCTGCATTGACTCAAAGCCCAATAAGCGGCGGACGCCGCAAGATCGTCCGCAAAACCCACAAAACGGACACCATCGGCGACCGCCGCCGCGATATCGTCGCCAAGCTCTTTAGTGCCGGCGACCGTTCCGCCCGGACTTTCGATTTTCAAAACCATTGTTTTGATACCGGCTTGCCGGGCTTGCCGGATTTCGTTTCGAACGCGAATCGTTCCGCCGCCGCGATTAAAACTCGACCCACGTTTCGACATCGGACCGCTAATTTCGAAATAGGCGATTCCCGGCGAGATCGTTTCAAAGCCGGCCCCGGTCGCTAACGGCTTCTCAGCGTTCAATTCGATATGGCTTTTTAGATCCGTTCCCGATACGACCGACAACAATTTTCGAAAATGCGATTCCTCGATCGCCCAAGGGCCGAAAAACTGATCGACGTGACTAACGCCTAACTCTTTTAACGGATGCGAGATTTTAAAATCAATCATTCGAAGCCATTTCGATTACAGGGTTAGAGTTAGACGCGATATTTAAGCCGCGTTTCGTAATTTCCTTTTCTTCCGCTTCCAATTGCGGGGCAACATCATCCATCCAAGAATCGCCGAATCGTTCGTAGCGAACCTGCTCCCGCGTTTTTAAGCCGGCTGCGATCGCGTCGATATCCGCTTTTATTTCTCTTGGGTCCCACCACGGGAGCCCGCGGGGTATCCAAGCCCATTGGTCCGGATCTTCGCAATCGAAAGCCTTCGGGAGAGAGATTTCGCCAAGCTCTACGGCGACCATCAGCCGCCAACAAATCCAGGAATTAAGCCAGTCGACGATATCGGCCCGCTTTTCAATTACGCTGTTGAGATATCGCGTTAACGCGGACTTCGAACCAAAAAAGTTAGTGAAGTCTTCGCGGAAAAACGAATACGGGATATCGAGCGATTTAAGGGCGATCGAAATTTGCCATTCCCAAAAATCTTGCGTCGACTGACCCGGATCGTTTGAATGCAGAAACTCGCCGCGATCGCCATCGTCAAGCTCTAAAAATTGCGGCCCTTTTCTGAAATCTATTTCGTAATCGCCGCCCTCTTTCTGCGATCCAATTCCCCAGTCGGAATCGCGATAGATCGAAAAGCAAAACAGCGATCGAATTTTCTCTTTTTGCAGCGAGTAATCAAAACTTTCGTGCGTATCCTTAAGCGGATTGATCGCACAGGCGACCGGGCTGATTCCCCGCCGCTGATCGAAACGGTCGAAGTATCCCAGGGGGATAACTTTCGACATATTCACAACGCGCTCAGGCGTAAACGAGTTATGCCCCGTCCGTCGGTGAATCGCTATTGCCGTCTCTTCGCCGGCAGCGTTAACGCGAATCCCGTGTATCCACTTTTCCGATCCGGTAACGCGATTAAAACGGCGAATACCGAACGGACTTCTAACGCGATCGCCCTCGACCGCTTGAACAAATCCACCAGGGCGTTTCACTGGGAATACGTCGCCGTCTACCGTCCGCGACGCTTCGAGCAATCGCATGAACCGCCGCCGAGGATGCTTTCTTAACTGATCGAAATTAGCTTTCCGACTTGCCTTTTTAACGAAGTCGGTAAGCGTCCGATCTAACGCTTCGTCTCCCGTCTTCGGCTTAAACGTATGGGCGACAACGAAATCTAAATGACAGTTAATCGCCCATCGGGCAACGGCGTAATTGCGGCGAAGATCGCGAACCGATTTTACAACTCGCTTGCGAGCTTGCTCCGGCAAAGCCCGATCTTCGCTGACTAACGG